CTCTAGTCGTGGTATGGGAACCGTTGCGAGTAAAAACGGCCAAACATTTGTCAATGACGACTTTGTGTTGTCAACAGTTGATATTGTTCAAGACCCAAGTGCTCCATCTGCTTTTGTAAATGGAATTATGGAAGGTGTTGAATGGATCTGGGACAATGGCTTGTTAAAGGCGCAACAGCTTGAAAAGTATGAGACAGAAATCAAAAAGGCCTCTTCTGCAAAACTTGCCGAAGCACAAACAAAAATCTGGACTGATTTCCTCTCCAAACTCTAAACAATAGAAAAAAGTAATATATGGAAAATACACAAGTTGAAAATACAGAAGATGTCATTGAAGACATCAACGAAGAAACATTACTTTCTCTTGACGAAACCTTAGAGCTTGATCAGGAACACACTGAGATTGCAGAAGGCAAGTGTAAAAAAGAGGGAGAAGACATGGAAGGTGAAGAGTCTGATGAAGACGAAAAAGAGGACGATGAGGACGAAGAAGAGTGTGAAGACGAAATGAATGAAGCCAAAAAGATGACTGAAGCTGAAGTAAGTTCTGACGAAGAGTTTACTGAATATGCTAAAGGCATTCTCAAGGCAGCTCACGGAGACAAGTATGATGAAGCCAAAGCAATGGCAGCAATCGAAGGCATCCTTAAAAAGGCTGACGGCGATTATGGTGCTGCTGTTGGTATGATCACAAGTGGACTTGGTGAAGAAGAGATGGAAGATGAAAAAGAAACTGAGATGAAAGAAGAAGTCGAAGAAGCTATCGAAGAAAACACAATCTTAATTGATGCGTCTGACATTACTCGTCTTGTTGAAAGTGAAGAAGGATTAACTGAAGAGTTTAAAGAAAAAGCGTCTATCATCTTTGAAGCTGCTGTTAAGAGCAAGATCAAAGAAACTGAAGAGGCTCTTAAAGAAAGCTATGCAGTTGCCCTTATTGAAGAAGTAGAAACAATCAAGTCTGAGCTCGTTGAAAAGATTGACAACTATCTTACTTACGCAGTTGAAAGCTGGGTAGAAGACAACAAGGTTGCAATCGAAGGCGGACTTCGTACACAAATTGCTGAAAACTTCATTCAATCACTCAAGACAGTATTTGTTGAAAACTATATCGAAGTGCCTGAGTCCAAGCAGGATTTAGTTGCTGAGATGGAATCATCAATTGCTCAACTTCAAAATGAGTCTGCAGAGTTAGAAAACACAGTGCTTGCCCTTAACGAAAAGGTTAACAGCCTTACTCGTGAAAAGGTAATCTCTGAGTCAACTTCTGACCTTGCTGACACACAAGCTGAAAAGCTTAAGTCATTGCTTGAAGACATTGAATGCACATCAGAAACATCATTTCGTAAGAAGGTAGCTACTATCAAGGAATTTTACCTTAATGGTGCTGCACTCGAAGAAAAGTCAACATTAACCGAAGAGACTCAGATATCTGAAGAATCTTCTTATGTCACAACCGAAACTATTGTAGAAAATGAAACTGAAGTTGAAGTTTCACCTTCAATGGAAAAATATTTGACCGCATTATCCCGCTTGAATAAAGCTACTACAGCTAATATTCCAGTAGTTGGATAAAGGTTCCAACCCCAAACAAAACAACAACAAACTAGAAAAAATACTATTATGTTTAATTCAGAAACACTAGAAAAAAAGTGGGCTCCAGTATTGGAAGCTCAAGACGCCCCTAAGTTCAAGGACAACTATCGTAAGTCAATTACTGCAGTTCTTCTTGAAAACCAAGAAAAAGCACTCTCTGAAGAGCGTGCTCAATCATCTTTCCTTGCAGAAGGAAATGAAATCGGTGCAGGAAACGGTGCAATCAAGACCTGGGACCCAGTTCTTATCTCACTTGTTCGTCGTGCAATGCCAAATATCGTTGCTTATGATATCGCAGGTGTTCAGCCAATGACCATGCCAACTGGCTTGATCTTTGCTATGAAGAGCCAATATCAGAAAAACGTTGGTGGTACAATCTCTAATGCAAACGAAGCTCTCTTCAGCAAGCCAGACACAGCATTCTCTGGTCCAGTTGACACTTTAACTGGTGAAAGACTTGATGGCAATTCCGAAGATACTACAGGTACTGCAGCTGGTTATGGTTCACGTACAGACGCTACTGGCTTCGGTAATATGGGCTTCACTGTTGAAAAGACCACTGTTACTGCTAAGACACGCGCTCTTAAAGCAGAATACACAATGGAACTTGCACAAGACCTTAAGAGCGTTCACGGTCTTGACGCTGAAGCTGAACTCGCTAACATCCTCTCAGTTGAAATCCTTGCTGAAATCAACCGTGAAGTTATCGACACTGTCAATGCCAAAGCAATCAAAGGTGGTATCAATGGTACATTTGATCTTGACCAAGACGCTGATGGCCGTTGGGCTGTTGAAAAGTTCAAGTCACTTCTTTTCCAAATTGAAGTTGAAGCTAACGAAGTTGCTAAGGCAACACGTCGTGGTAAGGGTAACTTCATTGTTTGCTCAAGCAATGTTGCTTCCGCTCTTGCTGCAGCTGGTGTTCTTGACTATGCTCCAGCTCTTGCAACCAACCTCAACGTAGATGACACTGGCAACGTATTTGCTGGTATGATCAATGGTCGCCTCAAGGTCTTCATCGACCCATTCTCAAGCGAAGACTATGTAACTGTTGGTTATCGCGGTACAAACGCTTATGACGCTGGTATGTTCTATTGCCCATACGTTCCACTCACAATGGTACGTGCAGTTGATCCAGGCACATTCCAACCAAAGATTGGCTTCAAGACACGTTATGGTCTCGTAGCTAACCCATTTGCTGGTGGTGCTGGTGAAGGTGATGGTCTTGGTACAGCTTTTGCTAACCCATACTTCCGCAGATTCACTGTAACTGGAGTTGGTGGTACTACATACAACAACCAGTACTAATACTAATTTAGTCTTATTACCTTAGGACTACCCACAAGGGGATTGCTCGAAAGGGCAATCCCCTTCTTCTTTGATAAATAGATATATGAATTCTAATCTGTTATCGCTAACTGGATTTAAACTAGAAATCAATAATATTGATTTTAAGCATACTCAATATTTTGCGTTGTCTGCAAGTTTTCCAGCAGTTTCTTTGCCAGAAATAACTACTGCATATCGAAACTCTACAGGATTTGTAGCAGGTGATAAACTGGCGTATGATGCATTAACAGTTCGTGTTGCGATTGATGAAAATTTAGAGTCGTACAATGAAATATACGATTGGTTAAGATATAATGTCGAAAATGCAAAGTTAAAAACACATGACATTACGTTGTGTTTTCTTACAAATCATAACAACGTAGGTCGCAAAGTGCGTTTTACTAATGCCTTTCCTACAAATTTAGGAGGCATAGAATTTAGTGTGCAACAAACTGACGTTGAGTATGCTGCGATAGACATTACGTTTAGATATGATTGGTTTGAATTTACAGATTGATATATAATATATGATGATGCAACTTGATGAAATACTTAAATTATGGGAAGCTGACAGCAAGATAGACGAAGTAAATTTAGATGAAAGCAGCGTAAAGAGTGCTGCATTACACTCTAAATATCTTGAACTCTATAGTCTTGCTAAGCTGGCACTCAAAAAGAAAGAGTTGTCTATGGCAAATCTGCGTAAAGACAAATGGCTCTACTATAATGCCAAGATGACAAAAGAAGAGATGGATGAGCGTGGTTGGGCATACGATCCATTTAATGGCATGTCTAAACCGCTTAAGAGCGATATGGATATGTTTTACACAACTGATCCAGATATCATCAAACTACAAGGTCAGATTGAATATCAGGCGACGATTGTAGAAGCGCTAAAAGATATTATGGACAATATAAAGTGGAGACATACCACGATTAAAAACATCATCGACTGGAAACGCTTTACGAGTGGAATATAATGTCGCAGCTACGCATACATAAGATTGACGAATCATCATTGAGAGTTGTCTCTGATGATAGTGGCATTCTTATGGAACTGTCTGAGCATTTTACCTTCTATGCTGAAGGCTATAAGTTTATGCCCTTATATAGGAATAAGATGTGGGATGGCAAGGTACGACTCTATGACTCGCGTACTGGAAAGTTACCATATGGTCTGCTCTTCGAAGTATTAAAATTTGCAAACAGCAGACAATACAGCGTTGCGTTGGATGAAGCGCTTACGTCTCGAGTGCCACCAACGGTCGAAGAGTTGAATGCATTCGCTGCAGGATTAAAGATTATGGACGGAGACAAAGAGATTAGACCTCGTGACTATCAGTTGCATGCCTATTCGCATGCATGCAGTGAAGGTCGTAGTTTGATTATATCTCCTACTGGTTCTGGTAAAAGTCTAATTATCTATCTAACTGTTCGTTGGTTTTTGGAGCACTATGATGAGAGTGTGCTTATCGTCGTGCCTACTACAAGTCTAGTAGAACAGATGACAAAAGACTTTGCAGACTATTCGTCAGAGGATGAAAGTTTCGATGCTGAGAGTGAGATGCATAAAATCTATAGCGGCAAAGAAAAGCATGACTTTAGTTCACGTATAGTAATTACTACTTGGCAGAGTGCAGTCACTTGCGAAAAGTCTTGGTTTAGACGCTATGGTATGGTCATTGGAGATGAAGCGCATCTCTTTAAAGCAAAAAGTTTGAATACTATCATGGCGGCATGCGTCAACGCAAGCTATCGCATAGGCACGACTGGCACGCTTGATGGTAGCCTGTGTAATGAACGTGTCCTAGTTGGAAACTTTGGTCCAGTTCATAAGGTTATAAGCACAAAGGAACTTATCGACAACAACACACTTGCAGACCTAAAGGTAAAGTGTATCGTGCTAAAACATAATGATGAACTTAAAAAGAGTGTGTCTAAGATGGACTATAAGAGCGAGATTGATGTGATTGCTAGTCTGCCATCACGAAATAACTTTATCGCTAAACTCGCACTAGACCAGACTGGAAATACTCTTGTACTCTTTAACCTAGTTGAGAAGCATGGCAAGCCGTTGCATGCGCTTATAAATAGTTTTAGTTCAGATGATAGAAAAATATTCTATGTAAGCGGTGAAGTAAACGCGTCTGATCGAGAAGAGATAAGAGAAATAACTGAAAAAGAAAAGAATGCAATTATTGTGGCGAGCGTTGGTACATTTAGTACAGGCATTAACATCAAAAACCTGCATCAGATTATATTCGCTTCGCCAACGAAAAGCCAAATCCGCGTATTACAGAGCATTGGTAGAGGACTACGAAAGTCTGACAACGGAAGTCGAACGACAGTCTATGACATATCAGACGACTTCTCATGGAAAAAGAAAAAGAACTATACGTTGCAACACGCAATCGAACGAGTAAAAATCTATGCTAAAGAGCAATTTGACTATAAACTCTATGAAATACAATTGCCATGATTGAAAAACTTTTCAACAGTCTAAAGGATATAGACATACGAATCTATACACTAACGAGCGGTAAAACACTTATAGGCGAATGCGCAGAAGCATACGAAGATGGAGTAGAGTTGCATTGCGCTCTAGAAATTAAAAAGCTACTCGTAAAGTCTGGTGTCTATAGCGAAGTAATGATGCCTTTAGTGGCAGGCAATGACAGCGAGCCGTGTATAGTCTATGATAAATCTATAGAAACAGAAAGCTTTGCATGCGATGATGTTAAACGTAAGTATGCAGAAGCTCTTGTATACAACAGACTTTGTCAGATGATGGATGAACGATCTTTAGAACAAGATCTGAAAGAAGAGTATGCCAAAGAAAATCTTGAAAAATCATTTCCTGAACTTGATAAACAGAAACAACCGTTGTCACAAGAAGAATTGTTGAATATCTTTTTAGAAAGATGGAAACAGTAGCAGTTGCTTTGTTGAATACAATTTATTATACCGTTCTTTGAATAGTATGTAAATAACAAAATTCACAACATATAAAAAAATATATTTACATTTTTGAAATTTAGTATATAATGAAGACCATGAAGAATGAAAAGACTAAACGAAAATCACGTGGTGATGACTATGTTAACAACAAAGAATTTTCTGCAGCTGTCGTCGAGTATGTTCAAGCAGTAATTGATGACCGTCAAGCTGGCAAAGAAGCTCGACAAATCCCCAACTATATCGGCGAATGCTTTATGAAGATAGCTAACGGTTTGTCTCGTAGTCCTAACTTTATGAATTACAGCTATCGAGAAGACATGGTTATGGACGCTGTAGAAAATTGTGTAAAGGCAATTACAAACTACGACATTACCAAGCCTACTCGCACTGGCAACCCAAATGCATTTTCTTATTTTACTCAAATTTCATGGTATGCATTTTTGCGTCGTATTGCTAAGGAAAAGAAGCAAGCTGATATCAAGCAGCTCTTAATCGAAAAAGGTGGTATCGGTAATTTTGCTGAATTTGACGATGATGACATGAGCGGTGAGTCTATGATGGAAAAGGTTCGTCAGAAAAATGATAGCTTTCATCATGACACCGATAAAGCAGAAGAGCCTAAAAAAGCTAAAGCTAAAAAACCACGCGCAGAGAAAAAAGCATTAGAGCTCGATGATTGCGGTCCTCTCTACGATTTTCTAGACTAATACCATATTATGCGCATAGCAATTCTTACTGACACCCATACAGGTGTTAAAAATGGCAGCGATATATTTTTAGACTATACTGAAAAGTTTTATTCTGAAATATTTTTTCCTTATTGCCTTGAACATGGCATAAAGCAGATATTGCATCTCGGTGATTATTTTGATCATCGTAAATATCTAAACTATAAAGTGCTGCGACGCAATCGCGAGATGTTTCTTGAAAAGCTTGTCGAGTATGGCATGACGATGGACATTATTCCAGGCAACCATGACACATACTTTAGAAACACAAATGACCTGTGTAGCTTAACTGAGTTGCTTGTCTATCATAAACAGTGCGTTAATGTCTATATGCAACCCACTATAAAAGACTATGATGGCTGCTCAATCGCATTGCTACCATGGATTGCATCTGATAACTATAGCGAGAGTGTAGAGTTTATTCGCAACGCACAAGCATCAATCGTCGGAGCACACCTTGAATTGCAAGGCTTTGAAATGATGAAGGGCGCACCTGCTGTCAGTCATGGCATGTCAGCAGAATTATTTTCTCGCTATGAGATGGTGCTGTCTGGTCACTATCATACAAAGAGCAGTCGCGATAACATTCACTATCTCGGTGTGCCATACGAAATTACTTGGGCAGACTATGCAGATCCAAAATATTTTCATGTGCTTGACACGTCAACACGTGAGCTGAGCGCGATACGCAACCCTCTTACACTCTTTAATCGTATTGTCTATGATGACAGCGTGCATGACTATTCAACACCTGATGTCTCACATCTTCGCAACACATACGTTCGTGTTGTAGTCGCAAATAAAAAAGATCCTTATGTCTTTGACAAATATATTGACGCGATCAACGCTATTGAACCCTTTGACTTGAAGATCGTTGAGAGTTTTACTGAATATGCAGCAGACGCCGTCGATGACGAAGCGATCGAAGTGTCTGACACTCCTTCATTGTTAAATACCTATGTTGACGCTATCGAAACAGATCTAGACAAAAATAGAATCAAATCAAAACTACATGAGCTCTATACTGAAGCTCAACTACTTGACGGAATATGATTACCTTTACACGATTGACATACGCTAACTTTTTGAGTGTTGGCAACTCTGCAATTTCTATTGATTTAAATTCGACACGCTCTACGCTTGTCGTTGGTCATAACGGAGCAGGCAAGTCACTTATGCTTGACGCACTAAGCTTTGCACTCTTTGGCAAGCCACATCGTAATATCAACAAGCCACAACTCATCAACAGCATCAACGGGAAAAATTGTTTGGTCACTGTTGAGTTTAAGATTGGTCCAGTTGAATACAAAATTATTCGCGGTCTCAAACCAAATATATTTGAGATATGGCAAAATAATATACTCGTCAACCAAGAGTCTCATTCGCGTGACTATCAAAAATTACTCGAGACGAACATCTTAAAACTAAATCATAAGAGCTTTCACCAAGTTGTAGTGTTGGGCAGCAGCAACTTTATTCCGTTTATGCAGCTGCCTGCCCATGCACGGCGCGAGGTTATTGAGGATTTGCTTGACATTGGCATCTTTAGCAAGATGAATGCAGTGCTAAAAGAATCTTCGTCTAAGTTGCGCGATGCGTTAAAGGACACTGACTATCAACTAAACTCAATCACAGAACGCATTAGACTGCAAGACAAACATATTGACAGTCTGCATGCAATCAGTGAAAAGAATGTCGTCAAATACGAAGAAGAAATCTCGGACTTGCGTGCACAAATCGATCAGATGCTTGCCGAGAATGCTGAATACAGTCGTGAGTATAATGAATCTTTTGGCAAGACCCAATCAAAGGTGCAGCGTCAAGAAAAGACAAAGACTACTCTGCTGTCCTATGAGCGTCAGATAAAAGACAACATCAAACGAGTAGTTGGTGACTCTAAATTTTATGAAGAGAACACGAGCTGTCCTACATGCAATCAAATGATTGACGAAGACACGCGCTCTAAAAAATTACATGACTGCAAAGAGCAAGCAAAAACTCTTGACTCTGGCTATAGTCAACTAAAGACCACACTTCAAGAAGCAAGCGATGAGTTGTTTTCTACGTTGGCTGAAATGCAACGACTGCAACAGCTCAACAATAAAATTTCTACAAATCAGAGTTGCATTCACAACTATGAAAAACGTATAAGCGACTTGCAGACACTCATGAACAAGAGCAAAGAGAGTGTTGATCTGGAAGGAGCACACTCTATACTCGAATCACTACATCGTGATAAAGACACACTCAATGAATGCAAAGCGACACAACTTGATGAGCGTACCTACAATGAAGTCATAAGCGAATTGCTCAAAGACACTGGAATAAAAACCAAAGTCATTCGTCAATATCTGCCAATCATGAATAAGCTCATCAATCAATATCTACAAATTCTTGACTTTTTTGTGAGCTTCAACCTTGATGAAAATTTCAACGAAACTATTCGTTCACGTCATCGTGATGACTTTTCCTATAGTTCATTTAGTGAAGGTGAGAAGAGTCGAATCGATCTTAGCTTGCTCTTTTCATGGAGACAGATTGCTAAGATGAAAAATAGCAGCAACACAAATCTACTCATACTCGATGAAGTTTTCGACAGCAGCTTAGATTCGGATGGTGTTGATAATCTACTAAAGATTATGGCTACACTCGATGCAGACACACGCATCTTTATTATTAGTCATAAGCAAGATGTGCTCGAAGGCAAGTTTGACCAAAAAATTGAGTTTGAGAAGCAGAAAAACTTTACGGCAATCAAAGAAAAGTCCTAATTTTGCCTCCCCAAGGCCCTACAAAGGTATTGGTTTTCAATGCTTTATGACTTTTTTCGCATTTTTTTCACTTTTTTATGTACAAGTCTTAGGTTTTAGGGTAGAATGTCTTCACGATGGTTGCAAAAGCAAATACCGAATCGCAAAGCAGACTAGCCAAACTCCTTGCTAAGGAGAACATTCAAGTCCACGTTGGAAATTACCATACTGCTTTCTTTGATGTAAAGCAACGACTTCTCGGTCTTCCAACTTGGAACACTGACAGCAAGAATGTTTCTGACCTTCTTATTGGCCACGAAGTTGGTCATGCTCTTCATACTCCTACAGATGCAGTCACTCTTTTCCAAGAGAGATATCCAAACATTCCATTTGATGTCGCTAATATTGTTGAAGACATTCGCATCGAACGTTTGATTCGTGACAACTATCCAGGTCTTGTCTTTTGCTTCAAAGAGGGCTATCGTCACTTTATTGAAAAAGACTTTTTCAAAATTAAAGATGTTGACGTCAACAAATTAAACTTTATTGATCGTCTTAATTTGAGAGGAAAGATTGGCAACCTCGTAGACATTCCACTCTCTAAGAAAGAAGAGACAATCTATCAACGTTGTCTTGCTGCTGAAACTTATGATGAGGTGCTTGATATTTGTAAGGACGTCATCAAGCTTGCTAAGATTAAAGCTCAGAAGCCACAAGAAGACAGTGATCAATCTCAAGGGCAAAACGATGATGATGACATGACTCCTAGTGTGCCTACAAATTCACAAAGTTCATCTTCGAGCAGCGAATCAAATAACGACTCACAAAAAGATTCTGAGTCACAAAACTCATCGCAATCTTCAAATGATGATGGCGCAAAGGATGAATCGTCAAAAACTCCTCAGACATCATCTTCTCCTTCACAGAGCGAGAACGATACTACGCTCAATGACAGTCAATCAGTTGACAAAAAATCTCCTCAACAGCAAGACAAGCGTAAGTTTGAAGAAGAATTGAAGTCACAGACACTCAGCTCTCTCAACGAGAATGTAAAAAATCTTCAGAGCAATGATATCAACAACGTGGTCGGTAATAGTCCGACGATGAAGCAGTTGCTGTCAAAAATCGTGCCGATCGATAAAGTCATGGCTGAACGCAAAATCAAGCCCGATCGTTATGACTATACGATGAATCACCCTGCAGTCGTTGAAGACTGGACGTCATTCAAAAATACCACGAAAAAGCATATCGCGATTCTCGTCAAAGAATTTGAGCGTCGCAAGGCTGCATATCAATATAGCCGGGCAACCTCTTCTCGTACTGGCACACTCGACGTGAATCGCCTGCACAGCTTCAAGTTTGAAGATCAAATCTTTAAAAGTGTGACTCGACTTGCTGACGCAAAAAACCATGGCATGATTTTCTTTATTGACTATTCTGGCTCGATGAACAACACACTCGGTCGAGTCATCAGTCAAACACTACAACTTGTCTATTTTTGCAAGGCTGTTGGTATTCCATTCGAGGTCTATGGCTTTACGTCACCTCCTTACTATACTTCCGGCTTTGACTACGAAGATGGTATCAATGTGTCTGATCAGTTGCCAGGCTATAACCTCGACTTGTCACACACTCATCTTTGTGAACTGATCAACTCATCTATGCCAAAGCATGCATTTGAATTGGCATGTCGTGAGCTTCGCGCGAATGCATTCGTTCGTGATAACCTGCACAAAGTTCAAGACACATACATCTACAGCTCAAAGTACGAGACGATGAATGGTACTCCTCTCTACGAAACGATCATTGTTGCTCACGCTGTAGTAAAACGTTTTAGAGAGACTCATAAGGTTCAAAAAATCAATACCATCTTTCTCACCGATGGTGATGGCAACGGCATTCGCTTCAACAAAAACAACAGTCATGAAGACTTTGAAAGACAATCAAAACGTTGGGGTGTGGCTGTGACTGTTGACATAAACGGCAACAAGATGACCTTTGCTGGTCAAGATCGCAACATCTATGCCAAACTTATTCACAATCTCAAGACCACGTGTGACACTACTGTGATTGGCTTTTTCCTTGCCAATTACAGATCAGAGTTTAAGAACAACTCGATTGGTGCTCTTCGCTATTCTAAAAATGGCAAGACACTGTCTTGGGACGAAGCAGTCAGCATCTTTAATGTCAAGAGTAAAAGCGCTCGCAAAGAAAAATGTCTCGCGATTGAAAACGGTTTCAACTATGACGTCTATTTTACCTTCGACTCAGTGAAGAATCTGGACATCAACGATGACGGTGAAGAATTTGACTGTGGCGATATTCTCAGCGACAAAAAGTTTGACGTGAGCAGCAATACTTCACAGAACAAGATCGCTCGTGAATTTACCAAATTCCACGGTGAAAAGAAGACTTCCAGGGTATTTTTGAACAAATTTGTAGAATTTATTGCCTAAAATGTGAAAAAAGTGATTTTTTTATCACTTTCTTATGTACAAATTCGAATTTTTTGGGTATAATGCCCTTGTAAGCCAAACCAACCAAAAACTAAACACAATGACTGACCTTACCATAGCACAGGCAATTCTTGACGATCTCAAGTCTAACCATGACATCAAGCTGTTGCCTACTAAAACCATCTATGATGTTGCACGTCATCATGGCATGAAATTTAAAGACATCAACAATGTCTTTCTTAAAAGCTATCTTAAGAAGGGTCGTGGTAAGTTTGACTTGTCGGCTCTATCATTTGACGCATCTGCTCCTGCTCCACAGCCAAAAGTCCCAGCACAGCCATCGTCTCGTTTGAATCTTGCTTGCACTGTAAGCAGCGTCTCTAATGACGACGTCTATATTCCAGATGTTGATCACAACTTTGTTCGTTGGGGAGAGTATGCAAACATTCAACGAATCATCGAGTCCAGAATGTTTTTCCCCGTCTATATCTCTGGTATGTCAGGCAACGGCAAGACCATGATGGTCGAACAAGCGTGTGCTAAACTCAAGCGTGAGTATGTTCGCGTACAAATTTCCCCTGAAACTGATGAAGATGACCTTATTGGTGGGTTTCGACTCGTCAACGGTGAGACTGTATTCCAAAAAGGTCCAGTGATCAAAGCAATGGAACGCGGTTGCATCTTGCTTATCGATGAGCTTGATCGCGGCAGCAATAAGATTATGTGTCTTCAGGGGGTACTCGAAGGAAAACCAATCCTCATCAAAAAGATTGGTCAAGTCATTACCCCGGCCCAAGGGTTCAATGTGATTGCAACCGCAAACACCAAGGGCCGGGGTTCAGATGATGGTCGATATAGCGCCGCAAATATCATCGACGAGGCATTTATCGAACGATTTGTTGCTACGATTGATCAGCCATATCCAAACTTCAAGGTAGAGCGAAACATCATCTCGAAATATATCGAATTCTTTAACATTGATGACAGTGAGTTTGCTGACAAGCTCGTTTCGTGGAGCAGCGTTATTCGCAAAACCTATGATGCTGAAGGCATCGATGAACTTATCTCTACTCGTCGCTTGTGCCATATCGTCAAGGCATACAGCATTTTTGGTGATCGACTTACTGCAATCAGTATGTGTATCGCTCGCTTCGAAAAGGAAACACGCGAAGCATTTCTCGATCTCTACACAAAGATTGATAGCAACCAAATTCAGGGACTTGAAATGAATACAATGCCCGCTCCACCCGAAATCACTCCGACCGAGGAAGATGTTCCTTTCTAAACTTTAGCGGTTGGTCTACGCTAAACATGAAAATATAGACCACAAACAAGAAAAACATAATTGAAACAACATAATAGTATGACTAAAACTGAAACAACTAAACTGCAACGCCTCGTAAAGACCATGAGCCAAAAGGAAGCTCTCTATAGTTTCCTCGAGCAAGGTCATGAATTCAGCGCTGCTGAAGCCCGCAACGCAGGTATCGCTGACCCAAGCCGCGTCATTAGCTCTCTTCGCAATGACCATGGTCTTCCGATCTACCTCAACCCACGCAAGACTCGCACTGGTGAGAGCGTTCGCCGCTATCGTCTTGGCACTCCACGCAAGAACGGCTAATATAGAATAGTTATTCGCGGTGGAGAAGATTGAGTTCTTCTCCACCGCAATTGCGTGTATCAAAATGCCAAAGGAAAAAACAATAGGAATCAAATACGATTCAGAAAAACCAGACTATAGTCTGTTGCCTCCTTATGCTCTTGATGAAGTCGTAAAGGCACTTACATACGGTGCATGCAAATATTCACGAGAAAATTGGAGAGCATTAGAAGACGGCAAAAATCGTTATTTTGCTGCAGCTCAACGACATATGTGGGCACTACAACGAGGAGAGACACACGATCAAGAAAGCGGATTGCCTCACGCTGCACACGCAGTTTGCTGCATGATGTTTTACTACGAACTTGATTTTGTGAAATAATTTTATTTACAAAGACATTTTTATAATATATAATTTTAGTATGATTAAACTATCAACACAAACAATAGACATTCTGAAAAACTTTTCAGGCATCAACTCAAATCTTGTCGTAAAAGCGGGTGAGCCTCTTTCGACAATCTCTGAAGCAAAAAATATCATGGCTATTGCCAATATTTCAGAGTCGTTTGAAACTGGATTTGGTATCTATGACCTCAATGAATTTATCAGTATGTTTTCATTGATGCAAGACCCCGAACTTGAATTTTCGGCTGACAGCGTTGTCTTTAAATCAGGAAAAACCAAAGCTACCTATAGATTTGCTGATGAGAGCATTCTCACCAGTCCTAAAAATAAAATTAACATGCCGAACGCAGACTTGTCTGTAAGCATCACGAGCGACGTATTGACTCAAGTTCGTAAAGCTGCGGGTGTACTTGGTCATTCTACTATGTCTATTCGTGGAAACGATGGAGTCGTCACACTCTCAGTCGTCGATCCTAAAAATAGTGTAGCAAATACATTTTCAGTGACATTAGACGAAGACAATGCCCAAAAGGGATCTTTTGATTTGCAGTTTTTGATTGCGAATCTTAAGCTTCTTCAAGGAGACTATACTGTAAACATCTCTTCGAAGCTAATTAGCCATTGGAAACACAACGCTCAAGACGTGCAATACTACATCGCACTTGAAAATACATCGACATTTAACAACTAATCACTATAAATAAAATCGAATGTCATACGGCATTCGTAGACAAATAAAGTATATACATTATGGAAAACGAACAAACCGATACACAAACACAAACTGAAGCACAAGACACTTTGGTACTCGCTGATGTTATTCTTATGCATAACATCGTAGCTACCGTAGCTCGTCGTGGAGCTTTCGAAGCAGCAGAGATGGAAGTAGTTGGAAAACTTTTCAACAAGCTTGCATCTTTCCTTCCAAAAACTGAAGAACAAGAAGGTGGAGCAGAGACGACTAATACTTCTGAAGAAGTAGAAACCGATGGACAAACACAATTTGAATTTGTCCAAGAAGAAGCAGCTGCCCAATAATTAACACATAGCGCTATGGCTAAAGATAGACTTGATGGGACTGTTAGCAGCAATGCATTATACGAATTTTATGCATTTCCTGGTCGTGTTTTACTGTGGCTTCAATATATGAATCCAAAAGGTGGTATGGCCGGTGTCGCAAAATCAAAGCGACGTGCTAACAGTCCTATCATGACCTTTCTTTATGCTACCGCATTTTGGGCACTCGCAGGATTTGTTGCTTATGCCCATTATTTTGGAGAAAAATAAAACTATATTATGATTGACTTGACTGACCCTAAAACTAAAAAAGAACTGCTTGATGCGGTTAAAGAAATTAGCCACGAACTTGGCAAGATGGATGATTGCCGAGAGCAGATTAAAAATATTATCGATGCAGCGGCTGATGCATTTGATATGCCAAAACCACTCATCAGAAAAGTCGCAAAATTATACCATAAAAAGAACGCAGCACAATTTGAAAATGAAACTGCGGAGATTAAAACTGTTTACAAACTAATCACTTTGGTATAAGATAGCTGCATGAAATCAGATGAATATTTATGGTGTGAAAAATACCGCCCCCAAACGATTGATGAGTGTATTCTTCCAGCAGAACTAAAGCGTACGTTTAATGACCTCGTACAAGGAGGTCAATTGCCAAACTTGCTTCTTGCTGGAACGGCCGGCCTTGGTAAAACTACGGTTGCGAAGGCTCTTTGCAATATGTTGAGCCTTGACTATATACTCATCAACGGCTCTGAAGAAAGTGGAATCGATGTGCTAAGAAACAAGATCAAGCAGTTTGCATCTACTGTCTCACTCTCGGGTGGCTATAAGGTAGTCATTCTCGATGAGGCTGACTATCTAAACCCTCAATCAACCATGCCTGCACTTCGTGGGTTTATCGAAGAGTTTAGTGCCAATTGTAGATTTATCCTGACTTGTAATTTTAAAAATCGAATTATCGAACCGCTGCATTCACGTTGTTCAGTAATCGAATTTAACACCACTAAAAAATCTCTTGCTGCACTCGCTGGAGATTTTATGAAACGCTTGACCTTTATTCTTAAGACTGAAGGCATCAAGTATACTGACAAGACAATTGCAGAATTGATTATTCGTTATGCTCCTGACTGGAGGCGAGTAATCAACGAGTGCCAACGATATAGTACGAGTGGGGAAATTCCTACTGCTATCTTGGTTGGCATGAGTGATCAAAATATTGCAGAACTTGCAACTCATCTAAAGTCTAAAGATTTTAAATCGATGCGTAATTGGGTTGTCAATAACAGCAGCTTAGACAGCAGCGTAGTCTTTAGAAAGATCTATGATAATCTCTATGACTATGCGAGTCCATCGAGTATTCCTGCAGCAGTGCTTATACTTGCAGACTATAGTTATAAGGCAGCATTTGTTGCTGACAAGGAACTAAACATGGTTGCATGTCTGACTGAACTCATGAGCAGCGTTGAATGGAACAAGAACTAAAAAAGCTGTCACCTTTTGACTTTATCAATTCGATCAATGACGGTCAAACTGGTAAAAATCTGATGCAAGGTTGCACTGCTGATGTCAGCGATTCGTTGCCTGATCCATCACGTGCTGATCGTCAGTATGTACCATTTATGGTCAATCGTGGACTGTCATATTTTAATGATACTGTATTGTTTGCAAATGAGATGAATATGCATGCGGGTTTGCCAGCAAAGATGCAATATGATTTTTTGCGAGGTGCAATTCGTCCCCGCAAACGCTTTAGCAAATGGTCTAAAAAAGCAGACGACGGCGCAGACATTAAAAACATTATGTCTGAATACCAATGCGGCGCTGAAAAGGCTCGTCAATTGCTACCGCTATTCACACAAACACAACTAGAAAAACTAAAACAAAAACATGATGTCGGAGGAACAGGAAAATCAAAAAATCGTTGAAGCAGAGATCTTAGAAGAGGTCACACTTGATGGCGGTCAAAAGTTGTCAATTGACCCAACTAAATTTTTGCGTCGCATGATGCAAGGCGGATGGAGAACTCGTACTGGCAAAAAGAACCTGTCTCCTAAGCGAGTTGAAAAGCGCCGAGCAAAAAACAAAGTGGCACGACAAAGTAGAAAAGGTCGATAATTCATAAAACTCGATATATTATAAATATAGTATATCGTTATTATGAATAAATCTTACCTCCCCACAGATATTGTTGAATGGTCACCATCTCAAATGCTTGAGGTGTATCTGCATGACCCTGATGATTTTTTAAAGATTAAAGAAACTCTTTCTCGTATTGGTGTCTCATCAAAGCGTGAGACTAACGTTCTCTTTCAAAGTTGTCATATTCTTCACAAACAAGGTCGCTATTTTATAGTTCACTTTAAAGAACTCTTTATGCTCGACGGCAAACCTTCTACTTTTATGTATGAAGACCAATGTCGTCGTAATACCATAGCGCTCTTGCTTTCGGATTGGAATCTGCTCTCTATAGTCAATCGTGCATCTATTGATGGCACTACTTCTCTAAAGCAGATTAAAATCATCTCTCATCGAGAGAAAGCCGATTGGGACTTGCGTTCTAAATATAGCATAGGCAACGTAAAGAAAAAAGGCTAAGCATGAAGAGCTATCTAGAGTATAGTGAAGAGTGTCTTCAAGAACAGCATGACTATTATGCTGCTCTGCATATAATTGAATCAGGACGTCATTTAACTGAAGGCATCTTAGACACACTGACCTCTGGAATAAAGGCTAAACTTGACTTTATAAAGTCACTTGCTGACTATGCATCGATGAAGCTTGAAAATATTGTGTCTCTCTTTAAAGATTCACGAGTCTTTAGATTTTTTAATGCAATTAGATTTAATCTAAACACTCTTTGGAAGTATATAAAGGCAGGATTCGCTGCCTATACTGACCTACAAAAAGTGATTGCTGAATATGTTGCAAGTACAAAGATTGTAAAGTGGACGACTGAAGCACTTCATGAGCTAGATGCATTTTTACAAAATCATCCTAAAATTCGCCGCATAGGCGGATTTGCAGTGGCTGGTCTGTTAATCTACATATGGTTGAATATGTCCTTTACTGGAAATGCAGACTATGATTTTGACTTTTCTGATGTGCTTCGTGCAGTAGGAGGATCCTATTCACTCGGTGCGCTGTTTGGAGGCACTGATGGCACACATCTGCTCATGCTATTTGCAACTGGAGTTATTGGTCTAAGTTTCCCCTGGCCTGGTCCAACACACGTTAAGTTTGCTGCAGCGCTTATAAACGGTTTGCGAAAGCTCGCAAAAAAATAATAATATGAAAAGAATAATAGTAACACCGGCTGGTAGAGAAAGATATTTACGCATTTTATTAAAATGTCTTTTAAAATGTAAGGATGAATTTGAACGTTGGGATATATGGCTCAACACTACTAACGAAGCCGATATAGCGTATATCAAATCAATAGAAAAACAATATGATTTTATACGCATTAAATATCCAACTGTTCCAGTTAATAATATTGCATCAATCTATAGCTTTTTTGCAGATTATATTGATCCAAATGAGATATACATTCGACTTGATGACGATATTGTTTTTATAGAAAGCGGATCTCTTAAGCGACTTTTTGATGCAAGAATTGAAGACACTTCTTCATTTTTATTATATGGTAACATTATTAATAATGCAATAATTACTCACATACATCAACGAGTTGGCAACTTTGATTTTTCGTATGGAAAAGCCAGATACGATTGTTTATGTGATACTGGTTGGAAAGACCCTAATTTTGCTGAAAATATCCATCGTGAATTTTTAAAAAAATATCCAGCTGGACACAAATTTACAATTCCAGATTGGATATTGTATGATTATGAACGTGTTTCCATCAATGTCATTTCTTGGCGTGGCGATGAATTTTTAAAGTTTTCTGGAAAAGTTGGAGAAAGCGAAGAACACTGGCTATCAGTACACCAACCAAATTTTATTGGAAAACCGAATCGAATTATTGGAGACACGCTATTCGTGCATTATGCATTTTATACCCAACGCGATCATATTGATTCTACAGATATATTGCAACAATATGAAAAATTGTTTGCATAATTGAAAAGTTAGTTTTTACTATTCCAAATATAAACTAAATTACCACAATCATATATTTTTGAATAGCCATTAATTTTTATATTTTCTTCGGC